ATCACCTGCTCTTTCCATCCGACACCCTCATCACTCAGTTAAGGTTGCTCCAAGAATGACGACGACAGTTACCACGCGGGGTAAGCCCAAATCCTTCTCTTGGAGTTACTCCAAGCTGAAGAACTTCGAGAGCTGCCCCAAGCGGCACTGGCACATCGACATAGCCAAGGACATCAAGGAGGAAGAGAGTGATCAACTGCTCTACGGCAACACTCTCCACAAGGTGTTGGCTGAGGCAATCTCTGGAAAGAATCCGCTCCCCCAGCCGTTCAGCCACCTTCAATCTTGGGTCGACAAGTTTCAACCTAGCGATGGAGCGCGTATTCTCGTTGAGCAGCAGCTCGCAATTACGTCAGATTTCGGACCAACCGAATGGTTCGGGCGGGACGCTTGGTATCGCGGTATCGCCGATGTGGTCAAAATTGCGGGACCAGTAGCGGTCGTATTTGACTGGAAGACCGGCAAAATCTTGGAAGACGGCGTTCAGCTTGCCCTCATGGCGGCTTGCGTGTTTGCCCACCACCCAGATGTCCAGAAGATCCGCACAGAGTTTATCTGGCTAAAGGAAGATGCAACAACACGGGCTGACTTCTCTCGTGAAGATATGGTAAAGGTGTGGGCAGGGGTACTCCCCCGTGTGAAAACGCTCGAAGATGCTCACAAGATGACCATGTTCCCCGCCAAGCCGGGAAATCTGTGCCGTAAGTGGTGTCCGGTCGATGTGTGCCCGCATAAGGGGACATGACTCTCGGATTAGCGGGCGAGTGCCGTGGCAGTCATGGGCCACAAACCCCCGCAGCGGTGGCCGGTCTCTATTCTTCCGGACTGGTGACACCGCACTTTACCTACAGAGGTTACGATGGCGCAGACGCCTGAAGGAAAAGTTAAGACCAAGGTTACTGCGTTACTCAAGGGACTAGACGCCGTTTACTACCATATGCCTGTACCGGGAGGATTTGGCGGAACAACCTTAGACTACATTGGTTGTTACCGCGGTAGGTTTTTTGGGATCGAAACCAAGAAACCGGGGGCTAAGCCCACAGATCGCCAGAAGCAGATTATCGCCAGCATCGAGCGCGCTGGCGGCGTAGCCTTCGTCATTGATGGAGATACGAAAGAGCTCGAAGAATGGATCAAGGCCACCACATGATTTACATTTCTGCCCAACACAAAATGATCGGAGTGCCCGTGCGCTCTGATCTCGTCAACCTGTTCCCCAAGGCGAAGCACGTTACCCTCTCGGGTAACAATCTGATGGTCGTGCCGCACGGGCTAGACGAAACGCGATTACTCCGAAACATGGGACTTGATGTCCCCTCGCCTATTGTCTCGCACTACGACTGGGAAGGCGGCAAGCCCTTCGCCATTCAGATGCGGACGGCAGGGATGCTCACCACAAACAACCGCGCCTATGTCTTGAACGGTATGGGTACAGGTAAGACCAAGAGCGCCCTCTGGTCGTGGCGCTATCTCAACAAGCAGGGCGATGCCGGTAAGCTACTGGTCGTGGCGCCCCTCTCCACCCTGAACTTCACATGGGCTAAGGAGATCTTCAACACACTGCCCGGCGTAAAGGTACAGGTGCTTCATGGTACAAAGGCAAAACGCCTACAAAGGCTGGATGATCGAGACGCAGACGTCTACATCGTTAACCACGATGGGCTCGCTGTGGTATCCGACGCCCTTGCAGAGCGGCCAGATATCGACACCTGCATCCTCGATGAACTTGCGACTTACCGCAATGGCGGAGCAACACGGACCAAAGTTACCCGCAAGGTAACGGCTCGCATGAAGTGGCTCTGGGGTATGACTGGCTCGCCAGCACCCAACTCGCCAACAGATGCTTGGGCTCAGTGCACAGTCATTACGCCGCACACAGTCCCGAAATACTTCAACCGCTTCCGCGATGAAGTGATGACCCGCATCACCCAGTTTAAGTGGGCGCCTAAGCAGGGGGCTCTGGACAAGGTGTTCGAGATCATGCAGCCTGCGGTTCGCTTCACGCTTGACGATGTGGTGGAGCTTCCCGACTTGGTGGAGCGCACCGTCGAGATCGAGATGGGCCCCAAGCAGACAAAAGTTTACAAGCAGATGGAAGAACACGCCTTCACCGCGATCCAAAACAAAGAGATCACGGCAATGAACGCCGGCGCAGTTCTCAGCAAGCTGCTACAGATTTCCTGCGGGTATATCTATACCCGTGAGAAAGAGGTCGTTACACTCGACAATGAAGCGAGACTAACGGCTTTAGTGGACGCAGTGGACAGCACAGATCGTAAAGTGATCGTGTTTGTCCCCTTTGTTCACGCCCTCGAGGCAATCAATAAAAGACTTACCTCAGAGGGTTACGATGTACGTCAGGTGTCTGGCGCTACGCCACGCGCTGAGCGGGACCAGATTTTCAACCTGTTCCAGAATACAAGCGCAGTAAAAGTGATCGTGGCGCACCCACAATGTATGTCGCATGGTCTTACGTTGACAGCGGCCGATACCATCATTTGGTTCGCGCCAATGCCCAACCTAGAGATCTTTGAGCAAGCCAATGCCCGCATTCGTCGTGTCGGGCAGAAGCACAAGCAGCAGATCCTTATGTTCAGCGCCACAAAAGCTGAGCAGAAGATGTATGCAAAACTTCGCGCTAAACAGAAAGTCCAGAACACTTTGCTGGATATGTTTGCCGAAGCGTCTGAGTAACCACCACAGGTAACCCACGGAGATACCATGTCTGATACACCTGTATTGCCTATTTTGCCCGACAGCATTGAGGAGCTTGTCTCCCAAGTTGTGGCAGTGAGAGACAAGATCAAAGAAGCTGATGATCTGCACAAGACCAAGACCGCCAAAGCTCGTGCCTATAAGGATCAGCTCGAAGCCAAGCTCTTGGAGCGCCTTAACGAACTCGGTGGCGACAGCATCAAGACCGCTGCCGGCACTGTGTACCGTAGCTCCCGTCAGTCCGCATCTATTGCCGATGGCGCTGTGTTCAGGGATTACATCATCCAGAACGCTGCATTTGATCTGGTTGACTGGAAGGCTAACGCACCCGCCGTTGGCGACTTCATCAAGCAGCAGACTACGCCCCCTCCGGGCATCAACTACACCCTCGCTTACACTGTCGGCGTCCGCCGCGCATAACCTCGAAAGGTAACACCCATGTCTACTGAACTCTCCCTCCCGAAAGGCTTCGGCGCTGTCTCGTCCGTGTTCGGCGGTAACAAAGCCGCCAACGATGAGCTTGGCGCTGGCGTTGCCTCGTCCTACGGCATCATTGGTATCAAGGGCAAAGTCTGGTCCACTCGCTTTGGTGGCAACGACACGCCCCTGATGCGCGAAGATGGCGACGGTCCCCGTGGCTCTATCGAGGTTGTGATCATCAAAGCTGCGGCCGCGATCTCCAAGATCTACTACAAGGGCGGCTATACTGACGGCTCCAACGCAGCACCCGACTGCTGGTCGGCCAACGGCATCACCCCCGATGCAAGCGTCCAGAACAAGTGCCACAAGACCTGCGCTGACTGCCCGATGAACGCATGGGGCTCTCGTGTAAGCGAAGCCGGTAAGCCCGGAAAAGCTTGCGCTGACTCTCGCCGCATTGCTGTTACGCCCATCGCTGACATCGACAATGAGACGTTTGGCGGGCCGATGTTGCTGCGTGTTCCCGCGGCATCGCTCAAGGAACTGAAAGCTTACGGCGATTTGCTGAGCAGCTATCAGGTTCCCTACTACGCGGCTGCAACACGGATCAGCTTTGACCCCAAGGAAGCCTATCCGAAGTTTGTGTTCACCGCGATGCGCCCGCTGACCGATGCAGAAGGCGTAAAGATCATGGCTCTGCGCGACGACAAGCGCGTTGCTACGGTGCTGAACGAAGCTCTGGATATCCGTGGCGCTGCGGCTGCGGCAGAGGGGAATGAAGAGATTCCCGCTAGCCCCTTCGAGAATGCTGCACCTGTTACCCCCGCGGTAACTGCGCCCGTTGACGACGGCAAAGCTGCTGCTGCTGCCGCTGAAGCCGCCGCTGCTAAGAAAGCCGCCAAAAAGAAGGCCGCTGAAGCTGCCGCTGAAGCTGCGCGTCTGGCTGCTCTGGCCGCTGAAGAAGATGACGAGGATGAAGTTGAAGCTGCTGCACCCGCTACTACGGCGTCCGCTGCACCGGCATCGTTCGATGACCTGCTGAACGACATCATCTAATCATCAGGGGCGGGATCACCTCCCGCCCCACTTCATTCCGGAGGAAGATAACGTGCTCGATAATGCGCGCAAATTTTTATCCAGCGTACTGCCACCACCGGTAGCTGGATCGGCCTATCTCAACATACACTGGAGCGCAGTCGGAACCGAAGGACGCAAGTTCTGGGATGGCCGCGCTTGCTCGTCTGTCGACGAAGCCTGTAAAACCATCGAATGGGTGATGAAGCAGAAGGACAAAGACGTCTACGTCTGCATGAGCCTACAGTCCAAGATGGAAGAGAAGACCTCTGCCAAGGGGCACACCTACAAGAAGGCCGTGCGGCTTTCAGATGACGCTGTTGCTATCAAATCGTTGTTCATCGACGTTGATGTCAAAGAAGGCGCTTATCCTGACACCAACACGGCGCTCATGGCGCTCAAGGATTTCATTACCTCGCTAGGTATCCCCATGCCCACTGCGGTCGTGGCGTCTGGGTCTGGCGGTTTCCATGTGCACTGGGCGATGGATCGTGCGCTCACCAAACCTGAATGGCAGGTCATGGCTAACGCTCTTGCTGCCGCCACCAAGGACAAGGGTCTGGATACTGATAGCCAATGCACCATCGACGCTGCCCGCATCCTGCGTGTGCCTGAGACGCTCAACCTGAAGAACGGTGAGCAGAAGCCCGTCAAGCTGCTGAGCCTCGGAAAAGAGGTCAGCTACGATGAAATGCACACGGCGCTGAGCAAGTACATCACGCAGGGGCCGTTTGAGACAGGTGCCTTCATAACATCATCTAACCCTATCAAGATCGAAGCCAACGACGAGCTAGGCGCAAACCTAGAGAGCGGTAAGGTCGAGATCAGGTTGGAAGATGTCGCCAAGTCGTGCGGCTTTGTTGCACGTTCCCTTGGTACGGGTGGCAAGGACAACGACCAGCCCCTGTGGTTCCTAACAGCATCTATTGCTTCGTTTCTGGAAGACGGCCGCGAGGCGTTGCACCAGATGTCGAACCAGCACCCCACCTATAACATCAAAGACACCGACGAGCTTTACGACCGGGCCAGCAAGAACCAGAAGGAACGAGATCTGGGCTGGCCTAAGTGCGAGAAAATCGCGGGGTACGGCTGCAAGGAATGCACGACTTGTCCCTTGCTGGCGAACAAGAAGAGCCCCCTAAACTTTGTGTTACCTGTTGCGGTAAATCAAGCAGACCCCACGCTGCCTGAGCGGTTCGTCCGTAATGGCGATGGGCTGATTATGATGAAGATCATCAACGACGATGGATCGCAGATGACCATGCCGCTCTGCCACTACCCGATTATGAACGGTTGGCTGAGCAACAACCCGTGGACGTTCCACTTCACTAGCAAGACAGAGACCGGCCGCAAGACCGTGATTGAGATACCCACCGAGGTAATCTTCGCCAAGGAAGGGCTTTCCAAATACCTAGGGGCCAAGGGCTTCTTCCTCTCTGACAAGCAATACAAGGTAATGAAGGAGTTCTTCGTGAGCTGGCTACAGAAACTACAGACCCATAAGGACAGTGTTATCTCTGCATCACCGTTTGGGTGGTCAGTGGTCGATGGCAAAGTTGAGGGCTTCACCTTTGCAAGCCGCGTGTGGATGAAGGACACAGATCGTCCGGCCGCAACCCCCAACCCCGTGCTGGCCTACCAGTACACCCCCAAGGGTGATATCTCCATATGGGGGGAAGCCGCTAAGATCGTCTACGAGCAGAAGCGTCCGCAGTTGGATGCTATCCTAGCCGTGGCGTTTGCGGGCCCGCTGGTGCGCTTCACGGGCTTCCCCGGCCTGATTATGAACGCCTACAGCGCCGAGTCCGGGATCGGTAAGACAACCGCCATGAAGGTGTCTCAGTCCGTCTGGGGCCACCCTGTGCTCGCTATGCAGGGCCTGAACGACACCTCTAACTCTGTGCTTGGTAAGATGGGCCAGACGCGCTCGATGCCCATGTACTGGGACGAGATCAAGTCAGAAGCTCAGGTCAAGCGGTTCTGCTCCATCGTGTTCGATCTGACCGGTGGTCGCGAGAAGACCCGCATGAACGCGGACGCCACGCTGAAGATGTCTGGCACATGGCAGACTATGATGGTGTCAGCATCTAACGACTCGCTGGTGGATGGTATGGCGCGTGAAGTAGGATCGACGACTGCTGGCTTGCATCGCCTGTTCGAGTTTGTCGTTCCGAAACCTAACGAGGTAACCCACGACGTTGGTTCCGTACAGCGTTTGATCGGCAAGCTTGAAGATAACTATGGGCACGCCGGCCTAACTTACGCCAAGTTTCTTGGGGCTCAGTGGAAGCGTATCGAGCAGGAGGTTGCAGATACGCAGGACGAGTTCTACTTGGAAGCTAAGGTGAAGCAGGAAGAGCGTATGTGGGTCGCCACGATGGCGGTGATCTATAAGGGCGCTCAGTATGCCAATGAGTTGGGGCTCACTGACATTTACCTACCGGGGTTACGCGAGTTTTTGTTCGACACGCTGAACAAGATGCGTCTCGAGGTTGATGCCTCGCCGTCGGATTTGAACAACGATATGTCAGTGTCCAGCATTCTGGCGGAGTTCCTGAACAGCACCCGCTCGCGCAACACCCTGATCACCAACCGCATCTGGGTGTCCAAGGGCAAGCCGACCAAGGGCGCTATCAAGATCCTCAACGACATGACTAAGATCGGCGAGATCATGGTGCATATCGGACAGGACGATAAGCTGATCCGTGTATCTTCCACGGCCCTGACACGCTGGATGGGTGAGCGTAACTACTCGCGCCATACCTTCATCAAGCGGCTGGAGAGCGAGTTTGGCCTTCAGAAGGTTAACGGCAAGCTGGGGGGCGGGACCGAGATGTCCTGCGCCATGGAGCATCTGGTCGAGCTAGACATGAACCATCCCAAGCTAAGTACCTTCTTGGAATGAAAGCCCGACGGTATGCCCGTCATGCAAAGTATCTCAGGGAACTAGGTGTTGATCTTGTAGGGGTCAACGTCACCGGAGGAACACACCTGAAGATGCAGGTTACCTACGGGGGTAACCATAGGTTCTTTATCCTCAGCAATACAACATCGGATCATCGCAGCTTCTTGAACTGGAAATGCGATGTCCGGAAATGGTTAACTACAGTCAAAGAGAAGGCAAATGAAAGTCATGCTTAGGGGTGTCGTCTACGACACCATCAAGGAAGCGGCGGAAGCGTTCAATGTGAAGGAACGGACTATCCGCAGGGTGCTGAACGAGGGACGCGAAGATACGATCCAAGTCAAACGTGCGGACTGCAAACGGGGACGGCCTGAACCATTCACTATCGAAGGGCTGACGTTCCCAAACCAGAAAGCCGCCAATGGCGCACTGGGTCTGCCGGTCAACTACATCACGCAAGCAATAAACCGTAACCGCCCCAAATCTCTGGAGAAAGTCGCGGCAGTAGCCCGCGCATACAAGGAGCAAATGGAATGAGTGAAACAATTGCTGGCCTATGGGCTGGACTGTGGTTTGGCATATTGCTGGCGGTAGCCTCTTGGGGAGTGACAAACAACCTTTGGAAAGAAGACACGGTGGAACGTGGGCTGGCTATGTATTGCCCTGCCGATGGGCAATGGGCGTGGAACGGGGAGTGTGGGAAATGAGTGATCCATCCCATGAGGCGCAGCAGGTCGCCATAAAGATGATCTGGGGTTTCCCTGTGCTGATGATGCGGAAGTCTTACCCTGCTGATGTTTACAACTGGAAATGGGGTCGCTGGCGCAGGGCGAGGTGGAACGAGGTCAACACAATCAACCTGTTACTTATGAACGCATGGAAGGAATGAGGGAATGAGTGACGATCTGATCAAGCGTGATGATGCGCTGGAATGTTTCATGGGTTACGACCGCATGGGCGATGTAAAGGATGCCATTGCAGCCCTGCCCGCTGTGACGGTAGTGGTGAAGCCGCTGGTGTGGGAAGAAAGTCTGAAAGGTCGGTACATTGGCCAACCCGTCTCGGCTTTGGGAAGATTGGCGTTTTGGGTATTTGCCACTCCCACCTCCTACATTCGCCACACCAATACGGGAACATTAACTTACGACACCCTTGAAGCCGCAAAAGCAGCAGCCCAAGCCGACTACAAAAACTGCATTCTTACCTTGATCGGAGAAAAGAAATGAGTGATCCGTTTTTCAAATTGTTCGTGATCTTTTTGCTGGGCGCTAACTTCATCGTCGCCCTAAGCGCAGCGCGGAACGCAAAGGAAGCACACGCCCACGCGCACGAACTGACTTGCTATGTGCAAGATGATGATCTGTGCAAGTTTCATGAGGTGGAGGGCCAATGACCGCCCGCTACGGTAACCGAACCATCATCAAGATGTTCAACCAGATCAACGCACTGCGAAAAGCCATTCGCGCCGAAGGCACACCAGCAATTCAAGAGGCGTGGGACAAGGTCGAGGAACATATCGACTACATCTACCAACAAAAGCAGGACGACAAGGAATGAAGATCAAAGTACGCGGGGTTACTTATAACTCCGTTAAGGAAGCGGCAGCGGCCCTGAACGTAACGATTGACGGGGTATACGGGGCGCTAGACCGTGGGGCTCTGGAGCTGCTGGGGTTAGGTAAAACCAAGCCTCACCCAGTTACCTTGGAAGGTATACAGTTCCGGTCAATGACAGCCGCCAGCATCGCACTGGGGTTTAATCGCTCTTACCTACGCGAGGTAATGCGCAGTGGCGGGCCCTTAGCACGTGAGCGTGTGGCCTTTGCGGCACTTCGCTTTAAAGCCAAGCTCGAGATGGAAAAGGCGCGAGGCGAAAGCGGGAAGATTACTTCTTACTCCGCCACGCCCGGTTCTCACTCTGGGGGACAACCCGAAGGTTTGAGCGAGAGTTAGACCCGCCATCCTTGAGCATCTTCTTATGGTCGACATCCTTGCCGTCGCCCTTACGAACTAGCCCTTCTTTAGCAAGCTCGGAGCGCGCCGCGTTATTCATGGCGCGCTTCTTCTTCATTTCAGGGGTAGCGTTGTACCCACGATCTTGCTTCTTGATCTGCTCCGGAGTCCGGTGCGAGGATGGATCGCGAGTGCCCATAACTTAATCCCTTGCGGCTTTCAGGCGCTTTGCTTCCAAGGCGCTATCTGGTCCAAAGTCTATACGATAAGGGCTACCCTTGGGAAGCTTGCTGTTGTGCTCACGGATACGGCTCTTGATCTTGGCAATAGCAGCCGGTCCACGAGCGGCAACGTAGGCGTCCCGCAGCGAGTATTCCTCGTTTTGAGCTTTGGCTTTGTCGCCCGCCTCGTATCTGCCGGCAGTGCTCTCCCGTGCATTGCGGCCGGGATTAAGTCCGAAGGTCTTGAGCAGAAACTCTTGCGGGGTCTCTGCCTTTTGGAACGCCTTAGCAGTATCCGAGATGAACTTGACTGGGGCGCCCGTAGAGATACCACCTACGATATCACCGGTCATCACTTTCCCGATACCCGAAGCAATGTCGTAGACAGTGCCGACGTTAGCACCCAGCACAGTGTCGAACAGCCAAGACTTTACATCGGCTTCTTTACTAGACCGTGGGTCGCCGAAGGAGACCAGAGAGTTCATCCCCAAGCGAGAGTTAAGGTCAAAGTCCCAGCCATAGGGAAGCGCACGGGTTACCCCGAAGGTAAGAGCCTCAGCAGCCTTGTCGCTGCCGGTAAACCACTTGTACCATCCCTCGATGGCGCGATCCCAGTCATCCATGTCGGCGTCAGTAAGCCCAAGACCCCGAGCTGCCATAAGAGCAAGCTTGAGAGGTTCCCAAGGCAAGCCGGCGGAGCCAGCGGCAAGCTGCGTGGCGACCAACAAGTACGCCAGCGTAGTGATGCCCTTACGCCGTGCACCGGGTTCACCACCCATAATAGAGCGGCGGACGTTGCTAGCAAGCAAGGTAACCATGTTCTGGGCGAACTTCTTGAACTGGAGCACCACCCGGCCAATCTTCGTGTTAAAGATCGGCGGCGAGTTCACCATCGAGTTGTTGCCCTGCGTTGCGTCCACGATATCGGCCGCATATTGCATGGACTTCTCATGGTTGCCTGTCCGACCATACATCAGGCGATAGGCCGACAGAGCCGAGACAGAACGGTTGATCGTCTCGACCGCTTGCGGCATGACACGCATGATACCTTCGAGGTAATCAATGCTCATGCCCATATACTTGAGCTTCCCTTCCGGCTGTCTTGCCAGATCTTCCAGCCCGATATCGGCATCTTCGCCAAGCAGATTGAGGTCTGCCATCCGGCGCATCATCTCACGCTCACGCGGTTCCTTGAGGCCGGCAATGACGCGCTCGATCTGTGTATCCGGCCGGGCATCTATACCAGCAAACGCTTTAACCGTGCCGGTAACACCCTTGAACGCGGTCGAGAACGCCGACACATCGTTGTATGCCTTGGTGAGATGATACGATGCTGAGCCGGGGTTAAACTCGCCGGAGAGCACTGGCCCAGTAATCATAAGAGGCTGGGTGCTGTTGACGATTGAGAACCCGGCCGAGCCGAGGCGCATCATAAACGTGAGCGATTTCACGCGGCTGATGATCCGGTCAATAGCCCCGTTGCCGTCGCCGTAGTCACGGTTAAGAACACGCTGGTTGATCTCGTTACGGATTACGCTGGCGCCAGTGCCGAAACCTTTGTTGCGGCGGGACAGAGCAGTAGTGGCCCCATCAAGTTCCTTCATGGCGGCTTCAATACCCGGCTGAGTATCGAGCTTAGCCAAGTAGCCAGCGGTCTCGTTGATGTATTCGTAAGTGTTGCGAACCAGATCTTGGGACGCACCACGAACATACCTGCGAGGTAACCGCGAAGACTGAATGCGGGTAGACCCCAAGAAGCGAAGGCTGGCTTCGTTCAGGATACCAATCATTTCTGCCTGCGCCGTCGGAGTCAGCTTGGACGTACCCTTACGCTCTTCGACGGTCTTCATCAAAGCGCGATACTGGTCAGAGAGCATATCCGCGTTGGGGGCGTTGCGCTGATATACCTTCTCCTCAACGTCCACCATTTTCATGCCGGAGGTTTCAAGCTCTTTACGCAGAGCGCGTGCCTGAGCTTTTGTCTCGACAAACTCCACGTGTTTGTTTTGGACAACAACATGAAAGAACTGCTCGGCGTCAGCATCTTTCTTCGAGACTTTAACTTGGCCGTCTTCGTCCTCGAAGTAGGTCTTGTCGGTCTTTTTGTCGCGCCAACCGGTCTTGATATCCGCCTTGATACCCTGCAAGTCGCCAGACTGGGCGTAAGCAATGGCTTCCTTGCGCGTTGCAAACTCAAACACGTTTGGTGGAAAGCCCGCAATCTCAGACGGTAGTGCTTTTACATTACCCGGCGGGGTAATACGCAGATAACCCTGAACCACCCAGTTGCCGCGACGAGCCAAGTTGAAATACGGCCCTTGCAGCCGCTTGAACTCGTTGGCTTGCTTGAGTTGCGCAGCCAAAACCTCGCCCACTACAGCGATGTCGGCCTCTGTCTCTTTGCCCTCAAAGAAACGATCAGCCATGGCTTTGTCGGTGTAACCTGCCGCGGTAAGGATGTTCTGCATGATCTTCTGGCGCTTGAGGTTTTCAGCCCA